ATTGTGACACTTTATGTAAGGCATTTGGTATTACTTCAAGATTGTCTTTAAGTTTAAGGTCTGAATACGCTGTAATATTGCTCGTTGCAGTAAAGCTGCCGTCATCATCAAAAGTAAATCTTGTGGTGGTTCCATCACGAATATACCAATTACCGATTCCTGCATTAAGGTCGGTGTACATATGAATGCCGTCACAGAAAAACTCGCAATCATCACCAGTACCGAATCTTAGAATATCATTATCGGCAAGGTCAATGGCTGTACGGACATTTAAAACAGTGTTTACAGTAACATCACCTGTAAATGTACCGCCTGTCAGCATTGCCGCCCCTGCGGAGGCTACGTTTGTGGCATCAGTAACATCTGCACTTGCTTCAATACCGTCTAGTTTTGCACCGTCTGTCGCAACATCACGCCCGTCAAATGTACTGTTTGTTGTAATTGCACCTGTCATTGCACCGCCTGATTTTGGCAGTGCTGCATCCGCTGTTGTTCCCTGTGCTGCTGTGGCATAGTCAGCAGAATTAAATGCTTTTACTTGTGCAAGGTTAGTAACCTCACTATCCATTAGCGCACCCGCTGCTGTTACATTGGTAGCGTCAGTAACGTCTGCACTTGCTTCTATGCCATCAAGTTTAGTCTTGTCACCATTAGCAAATGCACCCTCGCTTGGCTTGACTTGTAATGTAGATATAGTGACACCCTTAACTCCTGCAAGGTCTGTAAGTTCGCTATCCATTAGCGCACCTGCTGCGGTCACATTCGTTGTATCAGTTACATCTGCACTTGCTTCTATACCATTTAACTTTGTATGGTCAGCATCTGTAAAAACATTACTGTCAGTAGCAGCTTCAACAGCGGCTCGTATTTCAGCATCAGTTTGGTCTGCTGTTGCAGAAGCCTCAATAGCATCTAACTTAGTTTTATCACCGTCAACAAACGCACCTTCAGAGGGTTTTACTTGAAGTGTTGAAATAGTAACACCTTTAACTCCTGCAAGGTCTGTAAGCTCTGAGTCCATCAAAGCACCTGCAGCAGTAACATTAGCTGTGTCAGTAACATCTGCGCTTGCTTCTACACCGTCTAATTTAGTACCATCTGCTGCAACATCACGACCATCTACTGTACCCCCTACAGTTATATTGCCTTGTAAGTAAGCATCTTTATAGAGCAATGACCCCGTACCTAAATCCAGTGTATTTGTTGTTTTAGGATTTACATTAGTACCACTAACAACAACATCCTGTGCCGGACCAACTACAGTAACCGGGCCACCTTCTGCTGCCGTACCATCGTGTGTATGACCCGAAGTGGCAAACGCAGATTCTACTGCATCAAATTCACCATCGAGGTCTGAAGCATTGACAACATTGCCATCTGCAATATTGTTACTAGTGTCATTACGTGTGTAGCCTGTACCCATTTTATTTACCTTCTATCGTGTGTTGCATACTCAGTTGTTAGTGCATCTAACGAGTATGGGGGGTCTGTTCCGTCAGATTCAAATTGAAAGGATACAGCAAAACCGGAACCTATAATCTGAGAGTCAAATAATTTTAATAGCTTTGCTCCATATACGGCTTCTCCGTACACTACTTCTCCATAAAAACCGGAAGTACCCCCAGTATTTGTGAATGTAATTGGAGCAGGTTGAATAGTTCCTTGTGTATCAAAGTCTAGTTTTAAACTTACATCAAAATTTACACTTCCTTGTGGGTCTGTGTAAAGAAATAACTTGTAGAATGTTTTACGTACTCTAGCATCCTGCATTGGAAAGTGTGGTGTAGCAAAAGTAGTTTGAATGTTTACACCATCAAAACTATTACCTGATTCCATCTGATAAAGATAGCCATCATCATTTGCAAATACAACAACTTCAGTAGCTTCGTTATAATTACTTGCAGCTACATATGCTCTAATGCCCCTTGTTTCAGCAAAGCCAGTGTTAGCACCACCTTGTTCCGCAAACTGTGTAGCAATAATACCTTGAGCATTTTCTTGTGTAATGTTATTATTAAACCCAAGTAATCTGTATTGAGACTTTTCCCTAATAACACAACTAGTAAAATCTGTATTGGTAGAAATAAATTCTGTCATATTAGATTGGATAACTTTTGAAACTGCGGCTAATCCAAAGTCTCCAATACGGTCTGTGGCACTTAAAAGTCTTAAGCCATCTACAGCAAGAAACATTACGTCTCCACCAATTTCTTGTATAGTGTCACCTTCAAGACATCCAATGTCACGAGTAATAGGTTGTAGATTAAAGTTAGCAATACTACTACCTACTAGTTGGTGTATCTGTCTTTCTGTAAAGATAATTAATTGATTACGAAATACAGTAAGTCCTGTTATCACACCGTTAACATTAATAGAACCTGCACCTGCTGCTACGTCAAAAGCATCATCATCATAAGGAGCAGTAAAAGAAAGAGCACTTCCTTTGGCAAAGAACAAAGCATTTTGAAAGTTAATTACATGAGTAGCTCCTACAACATCCGAAGGGGCACTATTTAATACAACAAAATCTGTGTCATCGTATAGCGCAGGGGGATTATGCCCATCTACTATTGCTAGTTTATCTGTGCCTGTAAAGTTATACTGTGTAAATCTTACTTTAGTAGCACTTTCTCTATTCAAAGAAATAAATGTAATTACTGCATCATCTGCAGGACTACTATCAAGCGCAGGATTAATACTTAAGGTTGCTGCACCGGAAGATACAGAAGCATCTGTAACTACTGTATATATTAAGTCTACTCCGGCAATCTTAAATACATCCCCTGCTTGAGGTATTCCAGTAATGCCATCTACAATTAAACTTGTTCCGGTTTGACTAGCTCCATTTACAAGAGGAGTACCATAATCATACGTATTTATTTTTGTAAAGCCGCTGCCTGTTGTTTTAAACACATCTGCATTTTTAGCAACAATAACTTTATCTTCCCAACTTGCTACACCAATAGCACGGTAGTTAGAAGCAGTGCTTGTAAATGTAACTACCGCAGCATTTGCCGGGCTTGTAGCAAGGCTCGTTGTTAGTGTTAACGTAACTCGATTATTTGTAGCATCAAATATAACGCCACCTGATGCAATTGTATATGTACCTGCTACACCTGCAATTGTAAATGTATCACCTTCTGCAGGAGAAGTATGTATAGCACCTAAGATAAGTGTAGTCCCGGTTTGACTTGCTCCATGTACAACAGGCTCACCATACGGGGGAATAATACTACTGTCATACTTATCATAACCTTCAATACGTCTATAACCACCTTCAATAGATGGTTCATAGTTACGAAGAATACGAGCAGAGCCGGGTGCGTTTATCCCTTGCTGTAAGGGGCTTAAGTTAGTTATTAAACCACCACGAAACTCTACTGGGTAGGTTTGCCATTTATCCATTATAGAGGAAGCCTTGAGTTATTCCTACTGCCTCCACCGGTATTCTGTGGAATAAGGTAAGAACGTAAATAACTATATCTATTAATCAACATTGAGCGCATACTCTTAATACCGTCTTCAAACTTTTCTTTAGCGACTAGTGCATCCTGCGTATTGCCTCTAAACAAGTAGGCGTAGTGCATAGCACCATCCACAATAATATGTCTAAATCTTTCCGGTATGGGCGGAACATCACCATGTTGTTCCATATCTACAGGAATACGGTAGTATTCATACACTATACTATATGCTTGGTTAGGTACTGGAGTTACTATATATTCTAGTGAAGGTGCTTGACTCACTCTTTGTGGTACACCTTGACCGTTTGTTGTAGCTTCGCTATTATACTCTTGGTCAACAAGCTTGTCAAGATATTCTTCATAAGAAATAATTGGAAGCTTAACAGTAGAGTTACCTAAAGTAGAACTTTGTTTAATTCTAAAACTATCAAAGTCTATTACCTTGGCATCTGCCGGAAAAGGATAACGGGTTACACCTACAGAGAGTGTGTCTTCCTGTTCTACGTGATTAAAAGGCCACTCATACTGTGATTGATTTATGTATCTAATAGAAGAAGTGACAGCATCTTTTGCTTGACCATAAAAGCCAGTAGCACCTGCAAAGTTCGAAGAGGTAAGTTCTACTTCGTTCAATCGTCTGTTGATGTCATTTACTAATCCAAGAAAGTTGTATGCCATATGATTACTTCTCTCTCACTCTAAGTTTGATTGTTCTTTCTGCAACACTGCCTGTACTATCCGTCATAGCACACGTAAAAGTATACTCTCTATTATTAACTCCGCCTGCTAAGTTAATTGTAGCTACTGTACTGGTAGTCGTTTGAGCAACATTTTGTATACTGTCAGTAACTGAACCGCCAGAAGCAGTGGTTAAATCTTGTCCTGCAGCAAGTACAGTTTTACCAATGCTATCTGTTTTAACGTGCCATACAACAGAAGTAAGAGTAGCAGTATCTAAAAACCTAGACCAATCTACACTGTAATCTAGCGTTTCATCTTTATCTTTAATGGGCCAACGGTATGACATTAGTATAACTCCGATACATATACAGTACGTTCTTCTGAGGAAGATTTTCTTTCTATATATATTGTTCTATTCTGAAAAGGTATTAACACAGTACGTTCAGCTACAGTAGACATTAAAGTGACCTTGGTATTAAAATTGTTCTAGTAGGACTGTATAGGTTAGCTTGAGATTGAAAATCAAAAGAAGTAGCACTTTGAGTAGTTGTTCCTATTGATACTGTCCCAACTATACCTGCAATATTTACACTACCTTGTCCCGATACAGTTAAAGTATTTATTGCTGTTGTTGTAGCGACACCTACAATTGGTACTCTAGTATGTACATTAGTAGTTATACTACCTACTGTAAATGTGCCTTGAACTCCAGTAAGAGCATGAGTATTGCTATGCTCTACTGTACCTACAGCATTTGTTGCGGATACACCAGTTAGTACTTTACTAACATTAACTTTTATCGTACCTAGTGTAGTTGTTCCTTGAACGCTATCTAACGGTTCTGTAAGGTCAACTTCAAATCCACCTGCAACTACCGGGGCAATTGTTCCTGTTGCACTAACGCCTAATACAGGAACTCTATTAATGCTTCTTACTGATACGCCACTGCCGTTAACTGTTGTACTAGCAGATACACTACCTAAAGATTCTGTAATATTAACTGTAGTAGTATTTACTGTAGAAGTACTAGCAACACTGGAAATACTAACTGAAACACTTACTGAAGTGTTAACGCTACCAATTGTACCTGTAGCAGTTACTCCGGATAAAGAAGCAGATACATTTACGACTCCGTATTCTGAGGAACCATATATAGCGGTTCCGTAGATTGCTGATACAGTAGCCATTATGTATGTCCTATGCTATACGAATAACCGCATTACTAGCATCGGCTGCAGGAAATTCAATTGTTAAGTCGCCTGCAGTAGCACTTACAGTACCACCAAAATCTATTACGGCAATTGCCTTATTTGATTGGCCTGCATTATAAATAATACATCCGTCTGCTGAGACTGTAACATCGCTAAATACTTCATCTGCAAAGTCTACAATTGCGGTAGAACCAGATAAAGAAATAGCAGCAGAGTCAAGTACCTGTCCGCCTGCACTATAGTTAGTGCCGGATGCTTCATCACTATTGCCTGTTACGTCTGAATAATTTGTTGTACTAGCATTATACGTGCCAGTAGGGGAAGCTTTGATTAAAGCTAATTTAATAGAGTCAGTATCTACATCATGGATACCACCCAATATTTCTGTCTTAAAGCTATTGCACATTGCAGTTGTGATTGCCATGATTTATAAATCCTTTGTTTCTAAGTAAAAATGTGGGGGACGGTCAGTGCGAAACCTAGCCGCCCCCTCACACAATTATTTATGCAAGAGCATCACGGTCTACTTCAGAAGCATCCATAACGCCAATGTCATTTACGTCCATGCAGACAGCCCATACACGCAGTTTACCTGCAGTAAGAGCATCTTCAGTGACGAATAGTAGGTCGATAGTATCGTCAGCAGTTGTGACCATAACTTGAGCAGCTTCGGCAGCAGGCGTAGAACCGTAGTCCCCGTCTGATGCACCAACAATGTCAAGACCATCAACGTACTTATCAACAACACCGCCTGTGAAACCTAAGTCAACAGTGCCTGTAGTACCAGTGGCTGAAGTAACAACTTCAACACCCGCAGAAAGAATAGCTGTACCTTTTGGTACATTAAGCATTGTTTCTGTGTCACCGGCTCCATAGTCAGCACCATTAACTGCGATTTGTGCAGCAATGTCGAGAGTGTTTTGAATTAGATAAGGCTTACGACCACGGGCATCATTCCCACGGGCTACGTTATCAGCGGCTGTATATGCAGTCATATCTCAACTCCCTTTATGCTAAGTGATAGATGGCATTCACAAGACCTTCAGGACGAAGAATCTTACGGCCATACAAATGCATACCACGAACGATGTCAGCAAAGCTGTCAGGGTCACGGTATGTTTCGGTTTTATTAATCTGCTCTGCAGTTGCAACAGCAGAAGAGTGTCCTGCAACAATCGCACCGTAGTTAACTGCACTGTTTACTCCTGCGAAAGAAGAACCAGTACCTACTGATGGTAGATTGTTTGATGCGTACACAGTAAAACCATGAATGTTATTGCTAACAATGCCGTTCATTAGACCTGAACCACCGAAGTCAGCATTAAATAGACGAGAGTCTTCGTCTTTCAATACTTCGATGAATACTGGGTCAAGAACAAGCCAACGGCCTTGTGAGTCAACATTTTGTTGGTCAAGCTTACGGGCCATACGAGCAATAACTTGTAGTGGGTTTGCATCACCTGCGTTTGTTGGAGCAGCACCTGAACCTGTACGTGGAAG